CAGTTATACATTGCTCATATCGAATCAGATGCCATACTTGGAGATGATGTGGAAAGTAAAGCAGAGATGGTCTTTGGATTAATGCAACACCTAACCTTGAATAATAAAATAAAAGCTAAAGTTGATATAAAGCAATGGAAACAAAACTGATAGAAGAGATGTTAAAGCAAAGCGCACTTGTAGGTGTGTTAGCTTTTTGTGGTTACATACTATGGAAGAGATACGATAAGTTTACCGAACGAACGATGAACGAGTTAGACGTACTTCGTGCTGAAGTGAAGCGTATTATGGAAGAAGATAGAGTGAAGATGTATAGCATTATTGAGACAAATACTCGTAGCATTGATAGACAATCTTTGATGATGGATAGGTCGGCTAAAGTGATGGAGTGTATCATCGAAGAGATTAAAGACTTCAAGGAAGGTGAGTTGTATCAAGAGCATATAGGTAGAAGAGTTAAAGCAATCCGTAAGTAATGAAAGTATCACAAGTTGGAATTAAACTAATCCAAACATTTGAATCTTGTCGCTTACAAGCGTATCAAGATAGTAAAGGTATTTGGACAATCGGTTGGGGCAATACGCAATACGAGAACGGCATCCGAGTTAAGAAGGGTGATGTACTTACTCAGCAACGTGCTGATGAGTTATTCGCTACGATATTACTTAGCTTTGAGTATGGAGTAAACAAGCGAGTTGGCGCATCGGTGACGCAAGGTATGTTTGATGCGTTGGTATCATTCAGTTATAATCTTGGGTTAGGCAATCTTGATAAGTCAACGCTACTCAAGAAAGTAAACGCTAATCCGTTAGATGCCACGATCCGTACGGAGTTTATGAAGTGGGTTAATAAGGGTAGTTCATTTGAGAAAGGGTTAACACGAAGGCGCAAGGCAGAAGCAGATTTGTATTTCACAACAACATCATCAACAACTTAAAGATATGTCAGACATTAAAGTAAACATTACGCAAGAAGGTAAAGACATCATAGTCAATGAGGCTTCGATAGTCGCTAATCAACTTGCATCAACACCATCAAGAACTTTCGGAGGTAAACTTTGGAGAGGTATTGTAAAAGGACTTTTGGTAATATTGCCATTTATTAAAATAACAAAAAAATGAAAAAAGCATTAACAACACCCTTCGGAACATTCGTAAAAGGTTTCGCAACTATTATCCTATCTTTGTGGCTTGTAGAGTTAAGCAATGGTCACGATTTATTCAGTTTTGATTTGGTTATGGTTAAAAAGTTATTGACGGCAGGAATAGTGGCGAACTTGCCTGTGCTGATTAATTGGATTAATCCAGCGTACAAGGCTTACGGAAACAAGTAGTAATGACTTATAAGGGTGGCGTATATTCGTCACCCTTTTCACTTTAAAATACACAAATGACATCGAAGTGGATTAAGTACAATGACGTTATTAAGCAGATATATTCAGAGGAGAAAACAGGAGTAGAGATAGCACAAACCATCTTGAATGTTAAAGCCAATAGTAAAGAAAACAATGATGTCAAAGAGTTAGGTAGATATATCTCAAGACACGGAAGACGCATTGCCGATATTCAAGAAGGAATCTACGAGGCAGCCAATCGTCTTGGTGTATCAATAATGGATGCCAAGACAATGTGGCTAAAGGATGAAGGCGCATCAATACAAGTTAAGAATCCGAATTATGTGCCACAAGAAGTGCAACGAGTTGAGACACTTCGTTCTGAATTGATTGCTGATTTACAAGCCTACCGACCAACTTTCACAAAGATAAAACGTGAGATTTGCAAGGATGGTCACTTGTTAGTTATTGACCCTGCTGACATTCATATCGGTAAATTATGTTCAGCGTTTGAAACTGGCGAAGATTATAACTCTCAAATAGCGGTTAAACGAGTTTTAGAGGGGGTTAACGGCATCTTAAATAAGGTATCTGCGTATAACATTGACAAGATACTTTTCATTGGTGGTAACGATATATTGCACGTTGATAATGCCAAGTCTTCGACTACATCACTTACGCAACAAGATACCGATGGGATGTGGTACGATAACTTTATGATAGCCAAGAAGTTGTACACCGATGTCTTGGAGTTATTGTTATCGGTTGCCGATGTTCATTTTACGTTTAATCCATCGAACCACGATTATACAAATGGGTTCTTCTTAGCGCAGATTATTGAGACTTACTTCAAGAATTGTTCTAACATAACTTTTGATTGTTCGATAGCACATCGCAAGGCTTATCAATACCATAATAACCTGATAGGTACAACGCACGGAGATGGTGCTAAACAACAAGACCTTCCATTGCTTATGGCACTTGAGTATAGCAAAGAATGGGCAGAAACGAAACATAGATACATCTATACGCATCACATCCATCATAAGACATCCAAAGATTATGCAGGGGTAACAGTTGAATCATTACGTTCGCCAAGCGGTACGGATAGTTGGCATCATCGTAATGGGTACTTGAGTATTAAAGCAGTCGAAGGATTCCTGCATCATAAACAACACGGACAAGTAGCCCGAATCAACCACTTATTTTAACTATGGCAGACGAAGAAAAAGAAAAAGAAGAAGAATTATTTGCTGATGGTATCGTGGAGTTCACTACGAATAGCGAGTATATCACCAATAGTTACTGGGCAATATCGGCAGTACAAGAACTTGACCCTATGACGGCAGAAGGTAGAGCTATGAAGAATCGAATCTTAACTCGTTGTTTTAAGATTATTGATATGTGCGTAGATGAGATGTATAGTGAACTATTTGACCCAAGTGCCGATGACTAACGAAGAGAAACGAGCAAAGGTGATGAAGAAATTATTGCTGATAGAAGCCGAAGCCGAACGATTACGCAAGTTGATGCGTGAGTTATTGAGTAGGTAATAAGATTGTTTTCATATGTGTATTTTTAAGAGCCACCTCGTATCTACGAGGTGACTTGCTTTTGGGGTGTATCTTGTCTTGAATGCGACTGATAATCCAATTATTTCAAATTATTTATACATTCTTAAAAAATTTCTTCCGTTGGTATCATTGGGTTTCAGCGAAATTTGAAAAATATATTTGGTGGTATGAAGAATAGAATATTATATTTGAACTCTAAAACATACACAATGGCAAAAAAAACAGGCGCAAAGCCGAAGTACAAGACACCACTAATGGGCGTATTCGTCAGAGTGGCAAACGAAAAGGATAAGAAAGTTATCCGCAAGACAGAAAAAGAATTATTAACTAAACATCTAATCAAGAATGACTAAAGTAACTATCATCGGAGAGGCAACACCGATACAAAAAAAGAAGCCTATTCAACTTGTGAAATGTATTGGCGCAATGAGTGTCCTTGACGCACAAGCACCTAATTATATGTGGAAGAATATCGAACTTATATGTAAGAATTATGATTTTGGATATGACCTAATGTTTGCATACAATAATAATAGGTCAGATGGCATAGCATATCTCGGACACTTCAATGACGGAATAGTAGTAGAAAAGGAGGTAACCAATGACTAACCTACACATCAACCATCCACTTGTTATTGATATGGCAAAGAACAAAGACATATCACGAATTGAAGCCATTGCCGAATTAACCGCAGAGGATAACGGAGTGCAACCTCACGAGATGCATATGTACCTTGAGGAATTTCATAAGAATATGGCGGATAGTATGACCTACACAGATAGCATTGCAAGAGCATTAATTTACACCTTTAAACCATTGAACAAATGATACCATCAACACACTACAACATCGTATCTGCGTGGATTGATTCTTGCGTCACAACTGAGCAAATGGATAGCGTTATTGACTTCATTATCAACCGCCTTATTACCGATGAGAAGACACACGATGACTTGATAGCTTATTGGAAGTTAAAGAATGGGCATAGGCAATGGACGGCATCAAAGGTGGCATTATCTCAAGACTGGGTAAGATTGGACGATGAGCAAGGTTCTAAAGGTGACCTTGAGTATCACGAACCACAACCGACTGATGTATGCTAATATTTAGTTAACGATTATTTCGTATTAAAAAATTAATTACTTTTACAAAAATTATATACACAATGAAAACACAACACAAATTCCCAATGTTCTTACAATCGCCAAGCGGTACAGTACAACAACTATGGCTGAACGAAAAGCAATCTATTGATGTAACAGGATTAGAAAGAATTGAAGAAAGCCATCTTGTTGAATTAGAATGGCATCTTGAACAAGGTTACAAGCCATCAACGAAAGATGAATTTATTGATGCTCTTACGATAGCTGAACAAGTTATTGTAAAAGCAAAGTCAATGGCTTATCAAACTTTGTTATCAATGACCGAAATTGAACGTCAACGTGAACGTGAAGATGATGTTCACGAAAGTAGTGACTTCGTAGGCGAAAGAGAAGGAGGCAACAATGAGTAATAACACTAACTTAGTCAAGGCAACAAAGCCGACTATAACTTCGTTATTCAAACAACTTGACGTAGCAATACCACTTGAGCAACTCAATGTAGTACTTGCTACACCGCCACCAAGTGCTTGGGTTAAGCAACACCCATTCATAAAGGGGTATAACTACCTTCCAATTGATAAGGTTGAATATCTGCTTCGTAGATGCTTTAAAAAGTATTCTATTGAAGTACTGAAGACTGGTATGTTGATGAATGCGGTTGAGGTAACGGTTAGGGTACACTACCTTAACCCTGCTACTAACACAATGGAGTTCCACGATGGAGTTGGGGCGCAAGAACTACAAACAAAAGCAGGTAGCGGTTCATTGCAGATGGATATGTCAAACGTGGGGAAAGGTGCGGTAATGATGGCACTTCCAATCGCTAAGACAATCGCTATCAAAGACGCTTGTGACCACTTCGGTGACTTGTTCGGTGCAAACCTTAACCGAAAAGATGTGATAGCTTTCACAGGAGATACGGAGTTGTTATCTTATGACAAGATTAACGATGCTAAAGAGAAAGAACGAGTATCAAAATTCATTGAACAATGCTTGAATCTTAGCGACTTAACATCTGTTCGTGATGTGGCTCAAACACTTGGATTAACTTCGCAATACTACACGAAGGAGGCGTTATTAAATGGATAAGCAATTACTTTTCAGATGTAGTGGTGCAGGTGCATTACTAACTGAACCGAAACTAAAAGCAGATAAAGACGCAGGTAACTTGTCAGCAACCGCTAAGACATTAGTCGAATCAATGTGGTTACAATGTGAGTATGGATATCGTGAGTTCGTTAATAACGAATATATGGATAAAGGCTTGGCAATGGAACAAGATTCGATGCAACTTGTACAAGATGTCTTAGGTGGTGCATTCAGAACAAAGAATCGTGAGAAGTTACAAGATGAGTTCATCATTGGTACACCTGATATTATCCTCACGGATTCGGTGGAAGACATCAAGACTTCGTGGTCATTAAGGACGTTTTTTGAAGCCGAGCCAACTACAATGTATGAAGTACAGGCGCAATGTTATATGAAGTTAACAGGGGTTCACAAGTATCGGTTGATATATGCTCTTGTACCAAACACGAAGGAGATGGTTATTGCCGAATGCGAAAGACTTGCGTGGAAGTTTGG